AAAGCTATAGCTAATCTTTGGAACGTTAGACTAGGTAGTTCCAGGAGAATAACTGATGGTAAGTCATGGATTTCTTTGTGGAATCCTACTATCAGCAAGTTCTTGTCTGTTGCTGGGAAAGCGCACAAAATAGTGATAACTGTCTCGTCTGTATACCTTCTTGGTTTTGTTTTACAGCAAGTTGTTAAATTTTTAAGCTCGTTGTGGTTTAATAATAATGATCCTCAATCAGGTATTGATGAAAGGTATGTTGCTAGAGAAAACTCTTCACAAAAATTTGTTCGTGGTAATAGAATTCCGTTGGCTAGAAGTCACGTCAAGAAGGAAGGTGAAAGTCCCCACTCATTATGGGACACTTCTTATATGATCAATAGCTTTAAAGGTTTAAATACTAATAGAGATCAATCTATCGATATAGTCAATACCGTGTTGAAGAGTAATTTCTTTGTGGTTTACTATGTAGATGAAGGTGTTAAACCAACTTATCGGAAAAAGCTTGGCCATTGTCTGAATATAAAAGGTGACATTTTCCTTATGCCGTATCATTTTATACATTTGCTGGACGTGTATATGTCTAAACCCGGAGATCCTGAGTTAAGAGAATTGCACATTACAACAACAAACAATCGTAGAAGGTTCAAGATGAAATTATTGGACTTTTTGTCGAATGTCGATGTTTCTGAAAGGTTGAGAGATCTGGACTGCTGTTTAGTGCGAACGCATCAAGAACTGAATGCAGTTGGTGTTTATAAGTATATGATTTCAAATCAATCTGCAGTTCGTAAACGTAGGGAAATCAATATTTCACTGTATTCTACAGATCAGGTCGATGGGGGAGTTCATATTTACAGTCAACACACTGTTGCTAAATTTACAACTTCAGATATTGCAGTTACTGCTGATTGGTTGATGGATGGTTCTATGTATAGTGTAAAAGACACATTGAATTATCACGCCAAAACTATGAAGGGTGATTGTGGTTCAGTAATTGTTATTGATGAACCGAATGTCGGATGTGAAATTATTGCTGGCATTCATATTGCTGGAAAAGAAGGCACTGGATTTTGCAATGTCATAACCAAAGAGGATTTGCCTGAAGTATTGAAGTTGTTAGGCTTCGAACAGGAGGAACCAGGTCCTGTGGAAGAAATGCTAGACGGTGCTGTACCACAAAGTGGTGTTGCTCCTGATTTTAGAGTCAATAGCATATATAAAACTCCACACAACAGAATTACGGATATTAAGAAATCAGTTCTGTATAGGAAAGTTGACCTTGGTATCCGTGTTGCTTACGGAACTTCTTTACTTGGTCCTGCAACAATAGGAGGACAACAACTGGATCCACACAAAATAGCTATTTCTAAGTACAACCCAGAACCAGTAGCGATAAATCTTAGAACTCTAGGATTAGCTGTTGGTAGTTATTATGAGTTGATTGATAATAGTACTTTACGAGATAGAGTTGTTATAAGCACCAGAGAAGCTTTGGGTAGTTT